CTACGCAGGTAGTGATCCTGTTAACGATGTTTTGACAGCGAAAGCGACTGTTCACGCTGCTTCTGGTAAAATGCCGAACGTGATGGTTGTTGGTTATCAAGTCCACCTTAAACTTCTTAACCACCCAGACATTTTAGAGAAAATCAAATACACTCAAAAGGGTATTGTTACAGCTGACTTATTGGCTCAAGTTTTTGAAGTTGATAAGTACTTGGTTGGTAAGGCTCTATACGATACGGCTCAAGAGGGTGTTGCTGAAAGTTTGTCTTACGTTTGGGGTAAAAGTGTCGCTCTGCTTTACTCAGAGTCTTCACCAGGTTTAAAGAAGGTGTCCTTCGGATATCAGTTCCAGAGTAGAGGTTTTAGAACCAAGAAATGGAGAGAAGAAGGGCGTGAAGGTGATTTCATTGAGGCTGGAGAGATAAGAGACGAGAAGGTTGTCGCTGCTGGTTGTGGTTACCTGTACACCACTGTTGTTAGTTAAGGGGCAGGTTAAAAATTAGTCGGTTCGGAACGAGAGGAGTAGCGTATGACTTTCCCCTCGTTCCAACCGCTGATAAAGGGGTAGGGTCGGTGAGTTATATCAATACCCGATTAAATATCCTAATCCTAAAAAGGTGTTTATCCTCTAGGAAAGGAGGTGAAAAGAAACAATGATTATCAAAAACAAATGGGCTACATTCGTTGGTCATAAATTTATGGGAAAAACGTACGTGGTGGTTCAGAAATGGACTGCTCCGGACGCTCCTAGTGCTACTGCGGTTCACGCTGCGGTTACTTTAACTGCCGCTGCTCAGACTGTTACTACAAGTATTACCAATCCTGATTTTCCAAGACTTGTTACTGTCAAGGGGAATGCAAGCGGTATTACTGGAAACGTGGTAATTGCTGGAACAAACATTCGTGGAGAGTCAATTTCCGACACGATTGCTTTGAATGGTGCTAGTGAAGTAGCTGGTGTAAAAGCATTTAAAACTGTTACATCAATTACGCTTCCTATTCAAACTCACGCTGGGACAGACAACGTTTCTGTTGGTATCTCTGATAAATTAGGATTGCAAAGCATTCCGCTTTCAACCTCAGTTATTCAGGAAATTAGCAACAATGCTAATGATACTGGTGGGGCTGTTTTGACTAGGGACTCTGACGAGATTGAAAAGAACGTCTTTGACCCAACCACTCAATGCGATGGTTCTGTGAGCAAGGCGATTGTGTATGTAAGTGCAGAATTGCCAAGCAGAGTTGGCGGTTACACCTCTTAATGGTGTATAGTGTTAGTAGTTAGTATTGTCGTGCTGTCACCTCTGAATAGCCGACACGTTAAATACAAAATGTAAAGGAGGTGAGTAAAAAATGGCTGGATTAGCAAAAAGAGATTCTAGCTCTCTTGAGCCTAAGGGTCTTAGGGCGAGAGAATACGCAAGGTTTAGAGCACCTCGGTATGATGAGGTTGCGGTAGCTGTTGTCAATGAAGATGTTGCGACCTACCCTGCTTCTGTTAATGCAACAGATAAAGATGAAACTACTATTCTAGAAGCTCCCGGTGAAGATTTGTGCATAAGGGTTAAATATCTTATGGCAAACAATGTTGGTTCAGATCAAAACGCTGTATCTTTTAGAGAAGGTGCAAGCGGAGATGATAAATTTAAGAACTCCTTACCGCAATATGGCTCAATGTGGAATGCCAATCTTATTGGTGCTTATTGGATATTGCCACCAAATACTGCTTTATTAGTAAATCTTGGGGCTGCTGGTGATGTTAATGTTCAGGTTGGTTATGATATAGTTAAAGCAATACCTACCGAAGAATTAACAGACGAGTTATCAATTTCTGAGTCATCAGAACAAGATTTAACTGAAGGAGAATAAAAATGGCTAGAATATATCAAGATAACTTTGATACCTTTTCTATATCAGAGAGCCTTGCTAATGGCGAAAACTTGAGAGTTAGTGATGAAATTTCTATCCTAGAAAGCGAAGCGAAAGCCATTGCAAATAATGGTCTTGGAGACTCATTAACCATAAGTGAAGCTTTGGCAAATTCAGCCTCTACGAGAATTTCAGACTCTATAACTTTTGGTGAAGATATCGATCATTTTGCTGAATTTTATAGGGAAAAATCTGACGAACTTGGTGGTATAGCAGAAGCGGTTCAAAAAGCAATTAAACCTGGAATTGAAGATAGTGCTAGTTTTTCTGAAACCATAACAAGAATTATTCATTATATTGACGGTTCTGGTAATGCTTTTTTGCATAATCTTTTTGATATGCAGGTTTTTGCAGAAGAAATCTCAAAAAACGCAAGTTTGGGTAAAACCGATTCTCTTTCCATAGCAGAAGCAATAGTTAAGGCTGTTGGAGCTGGCTTAACCACAGGCTTTGAAATCTCTGAAGAAAAAGTGTTTAATTTTATTAAGGCAATAACTGATAGCGTTTCTTTCGCTGATGCCTCGCTTGCTTATGATGTTTCAGAAGAAGCTTGGTGGGGAATGATTAAGTGGAGATCCGCTTGTCACGGAGCTTTATAAAGGAAGGGGGTGAATTATAATGAAACTGAGAGTCTTAATTGGATCAGTCAGATGTGATGACTCTACCTATGGGGTGGGGCAGACTTTCAACATTGATGAAAAACAGGGCTTATCTTTAATTCAAGCTGGTGTTGTTGAAGAAGTTAAAAAGGAAGAAAAAAAGTTGGTGGAAGCTGAGGAAAAAAAAGAAGTCAAGAAAGAGGTTGAGGAAAAAAAGGAAGAAAAGAAAGAACCTGAGGTTAAGGCAGAACCATCTTTAGAATGGACTAGGTCTGAACTAAACGAATATGCAAATTCTTTAGGCGTAGAAAGCCCTGAAAAAATGTCTAGTAAGTCTAAGGTATTAAAGGCTATTAAGGGGGTGAAATAAGTCTATGGCTATTAAATTAACAAAAACCATAAACAAAAAGCCTGTAGAACTTGAAATAATCTTTCTTAACGGTAAGACAGTTGTCGCTGACAAGTGTTTTAACGATTTAAAGTCTAAAGGTATAACAAAAAGTCAATTAAAAAAAGCTGGCTTTTCGGTAGAGGCTGATGAGCTGAAAGCTATTTGATTTGACCCTTAATGGGGTATTATTATTTAAGTTTCTGAAAGGAGGTGAATAGATAATGAAAGCTGGACTTAATATTGTAGGACACGGTCGTGCTTTGTTAAGAGGAGAAGATGGCAAAATTAAAGAGTTGCGAGAGTTCGACAACGTCTTTACCGATGCAGGAGATGCACACGTTGCAGATCAAATGGCTTCTTCTCAAGACGAGGGTGCTATGTCAGATATGGCAATCGGCACTGTTACCACGACCTTGACCGCTGGCGACACTCAGCTTGGTGGAGAATTGGATAGAAATACTCTAACTTCTTTCACTCAGGGTGCGGGCGGTGACGACAACAAAGTAGTTTATGTTGGCGACTGGGCAGCTGGTGATGGCACTGGTGCTATTACCGAGGCTGGTATTTTTAACAGCCATACTGCTGACTCTGGCACAATGCTTTGTGCTCAGACGTTCTCAGTTATCAACAAGGGTGCTTCTGACACATTGCAGATTACCTGGACTGTAACCTTTGGTTAAAGCACCAAGAATTTGAAATAGAAAATGGAATTATCAAAAAGAATGACTGTATTTTAGTCATTGGAGCGGAGAGGGTGGGATTTGAAATTCACATCAACAACTGTTAAAGTTTTTTAGGAGACTATTATGGAAGATATCAGCGTATTGGTGGCTATAACTCATACTGGCGAAACTATGGCAGGTTTGGAGTCTAAACTCTCAAAATGGATTTATGAATTTCCCCACAAAGCAGAACTTCATTTATCACAAATTAACCCCACGTATTCAAACAGAAATACTGTGGTTAAATACTTTCTGGAAAAAACCAACCATACACATTTGCTTTTTATCGACTCTGATACTGTTCCTTTTGATAATCCTCTACCAATGTCCGAATTAGATTTAGATATTGTTGGAGGTGTTTATCCAGCTTGGCGTGTTGACCATTATGAATGGTTAGCAATGCTCAGACAGCCAGACGGACACTATAAAATGCTACCGCAGGATAAAAGAAAGGGAATTGTAGAATGTGATGGGCTTGGTGCTGGTTGTATGATGATTAAAAGAGAGGTTTTACAAGCTATTGAGGCACCTTTTGCAGACAAAATAAGAAAAGACGGAAGGCGTGAAATTGGACACGATTATTATTTTTGCGAGAGAGCTAAAGCTTTAGGATATAAAGTTTATGCTAACTGGGAAGTGTTGTGCGACCACGTTAAGCTAATTCCTTTAATTACGATTGTTCAGGCATTAAAAAAATGCTATGACGAAGGTTACAAGAATGGGTTTGACAAGGGGAAAGCAAATTAGATATTATTTAACTAGGTGAGGTGGTAGGGGCTACAAGCCCCTACTGGCTCATTCTTTAGAGATTAAAGGATAAAACAAAATGATAGAAATTTATACTTCCTCACGAAAGGGGGTGAACAATGGCATTTCCAACTGATTTATCAGAACTTGAAGATAATGTTGATGATGTATTAGCGGCTCACGTTAATGCTCTTGAAGAAAAGGTCGGTATTGATGGTTCATCAGATACTGACTCTCTTGACTATAAAGTAAGATATCCACCTGGACAGGTTAAATCTCTTGTTTATCTTGGGACTAATCAGGAGAATATTACAGATAATTCTTCTGTGCTGGTAAATTTTGACACAGAGGTTTACGATCCATTAAACTGCTTCAATACGACTACTCACAAGTTTACTTGTCCTGTTGCTGGTGATTATCTTGTTATTGCGAGTTTGGGTTTAACAGGAGTTACAGCAAATCAGGAATATGGGCTTTCGATTAAGTTGGAGGGTGTAGAAAAAGCTTTCGGATATACTCATAGTGCTTCTACTGGTGATTTAGGATTATTCAGAAGTACGATTTTGCATTGTGCTGCTACTGACGAGATTACCTGTTATGTGTATTTCCTTTGCGGTGTAAATACAACCGATATTCTTGGAGAAATTCAAAAGTCATATTTCCAAATTCATTTACTGTCAACAGGTTAAAAACAATTAGGAAGTTAACGGAAAAAAATAAATGGCAAAATATGGGTCGTTCAAATACGGCGATGGTACGCTGTATGGACTGAACGCAAATTTATCAGATAGTATTACTTTTGATGATGCTATTAGAAAGTCAATTACACTTTCTTTAGCTGACTCTCTTTCTATTTCTGCGACCTTAGCAAACATTTCTTCTCTTTCTCTTTCTGACTCTGTTTCATTTGTTGATGGCAAATCTCTGGTTTCAACTTTTGAAAGAGAGCTGTCAGATACACATTCGATTGCGGAAGCATTATCAAACTCTCCCGGCATTCCTTTATCAGACTCTATTACTTTTTCAGAAGATGAAGTTAGAGTTACAGAATTTAGTAGAAGCCTGTCTGATACGCTTTCTTTGTCAGACTCTGCCTCTGGCTTTGACTTCTCTTTAGTTTTAGGAGATACGATAGATTTTTCTGCTTCAATAGCCAATTTCGCTTCTATTCCAGTTGGAGACTCTATTACATTTGACGACTCATTAGAAAGAGAAGTTGAGTATCATCTTTCACTTTCTGATTTGGTTTCTTTTGATGACGGTGCTGGGAAAGGAATAAATCTCTCAATTTCAGATGAAGTCACTTTTGATGATAGTTTAATATCTGGTGTTATTCTTGGACTGACGGACTCAGTTACTTTTAGTGCTTCTATAACCGCTAGTGAGTCTATGCTGGGTCTTTCCGATAGCCTCTCAATTACAGAGGCAAACGCAAAAGACGTTACTACTAGATTTTTCGTTGCTGTTAATCTTGTTCCGACTATATCTAAAAAAGCTCCAGTTAAAGGATTATCTGAAGCTGTTTCTTTGTCTGATAGTAGCGAAGAAGCGGTTGTTAAAAAGGTTAATCTTTCTGACACAATAACTTTTAGTGAAAGTTTGGTTACTTTACCTGTTAAAAATTTCACTGAAGATTTTGACCTCTTTGACTCGCTTGAATTTTCATTAGTTAAGCCTCTAACTGAGAGTTTGACGATTGCAGAGGCTCTAGGAAACCTAATTACACTCTCAATTTCTGACTCTATAAACCTGAGCGAGAGTATTTTAACTCAAGGGCAACAAACACTATCAGACTCAATCAGTTTTACCGAGAGTTTGGCAAAAGAGGTTCACGTTTCACTCTCAGACGAAATTACTATTTTAGAGGCTGTTGGGATTGATTTTGCGACATTTTTAACCGAAAGCTTAACAATTTCATCACAACTAGCAAACACCTCGGAGATTACAGGCAGTGAGTCAATTTCAATATCAGAAAATGCCAGTATAGAGGTTGAGTTTGTTAGGAGTTTATCGGAGACTGTTTCACTTTCTGATGCAGAAACAAAGGAAATTAAAAAATCACTCTCCGACTCTTTGACTATAAACGATTCTGAAGCAGGAATAATCGAGATTCCATTTTCTGATGCTATTTCTTTTGCTGAGTCTTCTGTAAGAGAATTAGTTAAAAACCTTTCTGATAGCGTTTCTCTGAGTGATAGTCAAGCTACTGCTTTTAGTTTACCCCTGTCTGATTCAATTACTTTTTCAGAAAGTATAGCTAAAGAAATAGAGTTTATACGAGAGATTGAAGATAGCCAGTCTTTTGATGAGCTAAATGTCTTTAGCGTTGTTATTTACAAGAGTGATGAGCTTGAAATAGCTGAGGAGCAGGGATTACAAAAGTCAGCGGTATTATCGGATAGTATTTCATTCTCTGAAAGTTTGGTAATGGGTAAAACCATAGCCAATGTTGACAGTATTGCGATTTCTGAAGATATAACAGGTAAAGAGGTAAAAATTGCTCTCTCTGACAGCATAGAATTAGTTGAGAGCAGTCAAGAAGCAGCCGACTATACGATGATTGCACTCTCTGACTCAATCTCGATAGCTGAAACAATGGTTAAAGCCCTTTTTATGGCTAAAACTGAAAGCATAACTTTTTCAGAAGGGTTGTTATTTAGTGCAGGACTTGCACACTCAGAGTCTTTAGAGATTGCAGAAGCACAAAGCCTAGAAAACATCTTTATTCGTGGCTTTTCTGACTCTTTAACGATTACAGACTCTAACGCTTATGAGTATGTAGTAAATCTTTCTGACTCTATTAACTTTTCAGAAAGCTTAATAAAAGTAAAGATATTGGAATTGGGAGATAGCTTAGATATTGAAGAAGATATAAGTTTTGGTTCTCTTTCAACTCAGAGAATTGCACAAATGGGTTTTCTGAGAACCAACTATATGAATTAAAATGGAGCATACACTTGAATTATCAGATGATTTAGAGATTAACGAAAGCCTAGAAAGATCAGGCAATAATATAAATATGGATTTAAACGAAACAGCAACAATGACAGAAGAAATAAATAGCCGTTATTTTATTAGAAGGGCAGGCGACCTTGCGTTTATAAGGACAAATTTCCCATAGAAAGGGGGTGAACAAAATATGGCAATGCAGTTTAATGCAGTCTTAGAACCAGATATAGCTGTCACGGAACGATCAGAATTGCGAAGTGATATAGATGCTGGCGTGACTACAATTCCTGTTAAAAATGCAAGTAAATTCACAGCGAATAAATATCTTTGTATTGGTCAGTATGGTGAAGAAACGGCAGAATTGAGGAGGATAATAAGCACTAGCGAGGCTAACAGGACAATCACGATTGAGACTGCCACAACTTATCCACACTACCAGGAAGATTCAGTATCGCAATTTCTCTATAATAAAAGGAGATTTTATCGGTACAGTTCGACCATAAGCGGTTACGAGCACTTATCATCGGAGGGCTCACCTAAAGATATCGAAGTTGACAATCCGCAGGGAACTTTCTTTGAGGACTCTGAAGGAACACAAGACGACAAATATAAAGCTACCTATGTAAATACAACTGAGAATATTGAGACTTCCATTTTAGATGCTAAGGAGATTTACGGTGGTGGAGCGTCAACAGACTTAATTTCATTGTATAGGATTAGGTATTCTGCTGGTTTTAGAGAAAATTACACGATTGAAGATGGTTATATTGACCAGTATAGGCAAGACGCTCAAGGCGAAGTATGGGCAGCTTTAAGAACCAGGTATCAATTTCCTCTGACAAAAAATTCATCTTTTCTTAGAAACATTGTAAGAGACTTAGCGGTTGGGTTTATATGGCAAGATCAATACGCAGGAAATGCAGAGAAAATTAGATCAGCAGAAATAAGGATTAGTGAAGCAAGAAAAAGGTTAAAAGGTTTAGCTACTGGTCTTTATCAACTTTATGATGAAGATGCAGGAACAGACCAAGAAGAAACTGGAAAAGGTGGAGGCTTGTCATTTTATCCTGATACTACTACAGACGATACGGACGATGAACGTATCTTTGAGTTGAAGGACGAGTTCTAAAAATGGCTGACTATTTTCGTCTTAGATTTACCATAGAGGGCGTGCCGGAGCTAAGTAGAATTTTAGCTTTGACACATAATAAGGTTTCTAATTTTAAGAAGCCTCTTTGGAAGTCTGCTCAATTCATATTAAAAGATGTTGAAAGAAATTTTAACACTGAGGGTGCATTGGTTGGAGGCTGGACACCATTGGCAGAGTCAACAGTAAAAGGGAGGTTAAGAGAGGGTTATGGAGGAGCACACCCTATTTTACAAAGAACAGGAGCTTTGAAAAAAAGCTTTTATTCTTACGTTGATACGAAAAGAGCTATTATATCGAGCAAATCGCCATATTTTGTTTATCACCAAAGCAGACAGGCTAGAAAAAGAATACCAAGACGTGCTATGCTAGTTTTAGTGGAAAATACAAGGCAAAATATAGTTGAAGAATTTCACAAGTTTTTGAGGTACAAATAAAATGAATATCCTCGCAGACAAAATAATAGAGCTTTTAAGGGAAAGCTTATCTGACTCTAGACACATTAAAAGGTTTTACCTTGGAAATCCACAGGAGTTAGCTTCTGCCGATCTTCCAGCTATTTTTGTTCAACCTCTCAGAAAATCTGTTGAACAACTTGATAATGTTTATGACGAAATGACTTGTGAGTTTATTATTGGGGTTTGTGTTGACCCTGCAAAGTATCAAAGAAAAGATTTAAATGAAGGTACAGCAGAGAGATTTTTAATGGAAATAGAGGGGGGTAGAAATTCAGACGGTACTCCAATCGAAAGTTCAATAACTTATGTGATGAGAAACAATTTTACCCTTGAAAATACAGCAGTTTATCAGGAGCAAGAAACAGTTTGGGGTGAAAGAGAAGTAACTGGTGGAACTGCAAAGGAAATACATTTATACTTTACAATAAAGGTGAAAGTCAGAAACACCGATTAGGAAGGGAGGTGAACATAAAATGCCAGATGAAAAAGTTGGAATTAAAGCAGGAATAACTGCTAAATTAGAGTCAAGAGACGAGGGTGGTAAAGTTAAAAAAACCACGTTCTTCTTTCCTGACCTTGGTGTGAGCGTGGAAGCTGCCGATGAAAGTGAGGCAAAGGAACTGGCTGAAAAAAAGGCAGCTAAAGAAAAAAAACAAAAGTAGCGGTCAGGAGCTACTAAATGTTAATATTTTGAAAGGAGGTGAAAAGAAAATATGGCTACACAAATCGGAAGATTGATAAATGTTGGTGTTGGTAGAGAAACCAGCAGAGGTACTGCACAGGCGTCTGCAACATTTTGGATTCCAAAGGTTGATTTTGATTTCAACCCAAGGGCTGATTACGTTGTTAATGAGTCTGGACTTGGTGTTATTGACGGACGTTCTGATGCGAAGGTGGTCGAAAAAGTTGGTGAGGGTTCATTCGGAGGAATTGTCTATGACAAAAACTTCGGATTATTGTTAGCAGCTTGTTTAGGTACTTGGTCTTCAAGTACAGCAGTTGATTCAGCCTATACTCACAGCTTTAGTAGATTAAATTCAAATCAGCACCCGGCACTAACTATTTTTCACAAAGATCAAAACGTTGACGAAAGGTACGCATTGGGAATGTTAAATCAACTGACTCTTAATTGTGTACTTAAGGATTTTGTGAAATATAGTGCAGGGTTTATGTCAAAGGTTGGTTCAAGCACAAGCCAAAGCCCATCGTACGTGTCAGAAAATCCATTCTTGGCTACTCATGTAACCTTGAAACTTGCAAGCACGGTTGCAGCTTTAGGAACCGCCTCTGCTACCGCTGTTAGAGCAGTTAATTTGACCATCAACAAGAACGTAGAGGATTGGCAGAACCTTGGTAGTGCAGAACCCACAGATATTGTGAACAAGGCTTTAACTGTTTCTGGGGACATGGAGCTTCTTTTTGACGCAACAACTCAAAGAGATTACGTGCTAAATGGAACCAAAATGGCAGCTTTAATCACAATTGAAAACAGCGATGTTTTAATTGGAACTGCAAGCCGTCCTAAGCTTGAGATTACTCTTGCTCCGATGTCCTTTAGAGATTGGGGTAGAGCAACTGGTCAAAATGACGTAGTTACTCAGACGGTTGCCTTTGACGGTAATTTCAGTTTAAGCGATAGTAAGACAATTAGTGTTTCATTAGTAAATGCTCAATCGTCTTATTAAGACTATTGAAAGGAGGTGTAAAGAATGGATAGACCTTTTAACGAGGTTAAATTGCCTGTATCTGGTGTAAAGGCTGAAATCTATACCTATTACCTGAGAGGGGAAAGGAAAGAGATTGAGTCTGTAATGCTAGAAAGTGCTGAATTTGAACAGGACGAAACAGGCAAACCAAAACTGAAAAGAGTAGATGCAACTTATCGAGCCAGAATGGAAGATAAGGCGGTCTTGCTGGCGGTTAAACGCCTAGTTGATAAAGAAGGTAAAGAACTTGAGATTAAGACGGAAACTTTAGATAGCCTACCGGCTGAAGATTTTGACGTTTTACAACAATCTTTACCTGGAAATCAACCAAAAAAAAAATAGATTTTGACGCTGTTCAAAAATTCTTGGCGTATAAAGGTAGTTTTGAGAAAGTGCCTAAGGAGTATTGGGAGTACAGACTGGTTGAGGATCATTTTAGAGGTAACTGGGAACTTTACTGGAGAATGCCAGAGCCTTGGATAGAAATGATAGTTGGTTTTAGGACTGCCGAAAATGAGGCTGCCGAGATACAGGAAAAGCGTCTAATCCAAAAAAAAGAAAATGGCAGATCAACAGACAGACCTATCGATAATAATTGAGGCAGTCAACAAGGCTTCATCAACTTTGAAGCAAGTTGAAAAGGACTTGAGTGGCTTAACAAATTCTGTTCAATCAGATGGTGAGGCTGCTGCGACTGCCTCTCTTAGTTTTGGACAACTTGTAGCTGGTGTTGCTACTGGAACTGCAGTAGCACAAATTGCAACTTCTGCTTTTGGAAAGTTAGCCTCTGCAATATCTGGTATTCCTAGAAGTGTGTATGACCTTGCAAATTCTGCTTCTGAAATTGAGGGGATAGCTGTTGCTATGCACGTGGTTGCAAACAATGCCGGGATTACAGCAGATGCAGTTGATAAAGTAAGAAATAGTGTTGTGGAACAAAACGTAACTACGGAAGCAGCTAACAGACTTTTGACAGACCTTATTAGAAATCAATTAGATTATACACAAGCAACAGAGTTGGCTTCAGCAGCTCAAAATATAGCTGTTGCTTCTGGTGTTTCTTCTTCCGAAACTATTGAACGTATTTCTGACTCTATTGCTTCTGGTAACACTTGGCTTTTAAGGCAATTAGGATTAGTAGAACACCTAGACAATGTTTATGAAAAATATGGCGAAACTCTAGGGAAAACTTCAGAAGAAATGACAGAGGCAGAAAGAAAACAAGCAGTAGTTAATTATGTTTTGTCGGAAGGCGAAAAGTACGCTGGTGCATATGAACAAGCTATGGGTAATGCTTCAAAAGTTATTCGTTCAACAAGAGATAGGGTTAAGGAAATTGCCTATTCTTTTGGTAAAGTTTTAGAGCCAGCTTTATATGAAGTTTTAAATGCAGTTTATCAAGCTGTTAACTCAATCGTAAAGTGGGCACACGAAAATGAGGGAAAACTAAGAGCAATTGCAAAGCAGGTTGGAGAATTTGCTAAAGGAGTGGTGGGAAGCATTAAAAATTTTATTGTAAGCATACCTTGGGATTTTGTTGCAGATGTATTTAGCTTCATTATAAGGCAGGTAGTTACATTCGGAAATACATTAAAAATTGTTTCAAACTCTATTCAAGTTTTTGCTAGAGCCTTGTTAAGCGGAATAAATACCATTAAATCTTTTGGTCAAGCCTTAGCAGCTTTAATTAGGGGAGATTTTGACGGTCTTAAGCAGGTTTATGCCGATTGGAGAGATTATAGCTTGGAAACAGGTCAGGCAATAATGGGTGATTTAGAAGATATAGGAACTGCATTTAAAAGGTCTTATGATATTCAAACCTTTGATTTGCAAGAGTGGTGGAAAAACGTTGAAGAAATTGAGGGTTCTGGCTGGGAAGATAGGTTAAAAATCGCAGAGGATATGGGAGAAAAGCTTACTTCAAAGCAAAAAGAAAAGCTGGATAAAATGCTTCGTGATATTGAGAAAGAAAATAGAGATTATCAACAGGCGGTAGAAAAAAGAGCCAAGAGTTTTGAGGAAAGTTTTGAGGACTTGGTAATTTCTCATCGAGACAAAATTCAAGAATTAACAGACGATTTGGCAGAAGAAAGCCGGGATTATAACGATAAGCTTGTAGAACTCCTATCTGATTATAACGAGGCGATGGACGATATTGAGGTAAGACACAGAGAGAAAACTGAAAGCATAATGGAAGATATGGAAGATGAGCGTAAAAAAGCAGAAGAAGAAATAGAAAAAATAACTGAGGCTTATGAAGAAGAAGTGAGTTTGATAGAAAAAGAAGGTCAAGACAGAGTTAATAACTTAAAAACCCAACTTGCAAGAGAGAAGGCACTTGGAGCAAATGCTGATAATGATAAGATTAAATCTTTGGAAGAAATGATTGCATATGAAGAAAAGGGGCTATCTGACTCTTTATCTGCTAAAAAAGCAAAATATGATGAGGAAGTTTCAGACGTTAATGAAAAGCTTGACGAAAAGCTAGAAAAAATAAAAAGCGAGTTAGAAGAAGAAAACCTTGAATACGAAAAGGCATTTGCGAAAAGAAAAGAGCAGTATGAAGAAGATGTGCTTGAAGCAAAGCAGTCCTATGAAGAAAAGAGAAGATCGCTTCAGGAAGAACTAGATAAAGAGCTTGCTATTAGGGAGAAATATGCGGAAGATTTTGCAAGGCTTGCTGATAAAGTTGCAGAAGATGACATTACTAGGCTTGTGAGAAAGTACAATGATGAAAAAGCTGAAATGGAAAGGGAGCACGAAGAAAGACTAGCAGATATTAAATATCAGGCTTTTGAAAGTGGCGAAGGATTTACGGCTGGATTTTCAGCTGGTTTTGACTCTGGTTATCCTGCCGTTAAGTCAAGACTAGACCAAATGTCAAATGATATTGATAATGTTTTAAATAAGGCTAATCCGTTTTCTTTTGGTGGTGGTAGTTCTGGTGGTTATGGTGCTTCTGGCTCTTGGGGAGATTATTATACTCCGAATAATTATCCCGGTAGTTATCCTTACTTTGGACAATACGGAGGTGTTTTTAATAAACCAACCATTGTAGGTGAAGCGGGAGCAGAAGTGGTTTTACCTCTTAACTTTCCAAAAAGAATGGCACAAATTATGAAGTCGATTGGTATTGGCGGTCAATCAGGCGGTCAAGTAACTCAAAATTTTTATGTTACAGTTAATAATTCTCAAGATGTCGATGTTTTAATGGAGAGAGCAGGATTTGCAATGAAGCAAGGAGGTGGGTATAAATGATAGCAAACATAACTGCACCCTTAACTATTGGTCAGTCTTCAAGCAATTACACTTTAAAAGAAGCTGAGGGTTTTGGTTCTGCTGGTATTGAGGTTGTTAAATGGGATAGACCTGGATTTCACGGTGTTAAAACTCCTAGGGCTTTTTGGAGAGAAAGGATAATGAGGCTTATTGTTGGAGTTAGGGCTGATACTTCTGCTAATTACGAAACGTACAGAAGAGCATTGGAGGCTGCTTTTGATTTTCCCAGAGACGGTTTAACTTGGCTAAAATTTACAACTCAAGGTGGATTGGCGTTACAAACACAAGTGCAATTAAATTCTGGGATACAAGCACCACTGGTTGCGGGGGAAGTTACTATCGGTGATTTCAGAATAGAGCTAATAGCAGAAGATCCGCTTTTTTATTCACAGACTTTAAGCACTCAAAATATAACTTTTGCTACTGGTTCTGGAACTATTACCAATAGCGGAAATGCACCAGTTTATCCAACTATAAGAATATATGGTTCTGTTACAGATCCGGTAATTACAAACTACACTTTGGGTAAAACTGTTTCGTTTACTGGTTTAACAATTTCAGCAGGCGACTACATTGATATAAATATGCTTAATGAAACCGTTGTAAACCAGTCTGGAACAAATAGGTATGAATATATCAATAGTGATGATTTTTGGTGGTTAAAAGAGGGTGGAAATTTAATAACCATATCGGGTTCTTTGGGCGGTTCTGGAGAAAGAAAAATTACCGCTTCTTACCGAAACGGTTATCTAGGTATTTAAAATGCTTTATCAAAATATATCCTCGATAGTTGCAAATGCAACTTGGGGTTCAGATCAGCAAGAGTCAAGAGTAATGTACCTCACAAACGGAAGTCGTGAGGTTTTAATTAGGTGTAGAATAAATGGGGCTTGGGCTGATGAATATAACACCACCTTATTTCTTCCCTATGTTTATACTGGTGCATCTAAGGCAATTTGGCTAATCTCTGATACCCATTGTGTAAACACAGACAATAGAGACAATTTAATTGATGCAATTTCTGATATAGGAAGTATCCCGGACTACGTGTTCCATTTAGGTGATATGGTTCAGTTGGGAGAAAACACTCAACTTGATTACTATTTAGCAGCCAAAGCAACTAGCTCTTACGGTGATTGGTATGAGATACCGGGAAACCATGACGATAATCCTTTCCAATCGGGAGATTTCACAAACTGGAAAACCAAACTTGGTTATTCTGATTTAAATTACACTTTAGATATTGGCAATGTTCATTTTATTTTTTTAGGAGAGCTAACAGGAGTTCCGGGAGAACTATCTTCAGATACGATTACTTTTTTAGAAAGCGAACTTTCAGGAAACACAGATAAAAACTTAATTGTTTTAACTCATCACGGAGTTTATGACACGACTTATAGAACAACCGAAACGGGATTTTACAATAAACCAGCAGATGATATACAAGATATAATCGATGCTTATAGAATTGACGCCTGGCTTAGCGGACACAGTCATACAATAAACGTTCACGATGCCTATTCGTTGCAAAGTCCATTTGCTATTTATGATGACCAAACAATTACTGATGACGGAACACAAACAAATTTTTTTGAACTTTCAGACTCAATATCAATAAGCGAAGATTTATCACATTGTCCAGACAATAGTAGGTCTGTTTACGGAACTTTTAAATACGGTGCTAGAAAGTACGGTAAAAATCTGATTGCTTGTGAAACGATTTTCATTTCTGAAGACCTTTTATTAAAGCTAAATGGGGATATTATAAAAAGCAGGCAAGACTCAATTTTGATTTCAGCAAGTCTTACAAGAACTGCTACTTTTGAAAGAGAAAAAGGCGATACGCTTTCTATAACTGAAAATATAGCGAAACATTTTTATAGAAACTTGAGCGATTCTATTAGTTTTGCGGATAGTGCAGAAACTACTCATAATCCTTATTTGTATGATAGTCAGGAAATTTCTGAATATTTAGATTTAGACTTTACCGAGTCAATTTCTTTAAAGACGGATTGGAAGTTTAAGATTAAAAACCCCTCAAGTGGAAAATTTGTTGCCAATCTTGTTAATGCTAGAAAAAGGTGGTTTGTTCAAAGACTTAATGATGAGTCTGAAGCCGGATTTATTTTAGATGCAGACGACTCAAACGCCAATACAACAATTATTAACATGGGCTATAACGAACTTCATATTTTTTATAAAGATACTTTGATTTGGGCTGGAGTGATTAGCTCTGAAAGAAAAATTGCAAAAGGAAACGATATTTATTGGGAAGTTTTAGCTAAGGATTGGACGGCTCTTTTGGGAAAAAGGTTTATAGGGGTAGAAGCACCAAGGGAATTTACTACCACTGATGCAGGTTTAATTGCGAAAACACTTATTCAAGAAACTCAGGCTTTGACTTACGGAAGTTTTGGAATTACATACGGAACTATACAAACTTCAATTCCAAGAACAATAACTTATGACAAGAAAAACATTTTAGAGGCAATTAAAGAACTCTCTAATGCCGGACAAGACGGAGCGTCAAGTTATGGTTTTGATTTCGAAATAACTCCTTCAAAGGTTTTTAACATTTATTATCCATATAAAGGAACGATAAGGAATGGGGTTGTTTTCAGGTATCCTGGAAATTGTGAGGATTTTGAGGCTTTTGTGGATAGCTGGGAAATTGTTAATCACGAGTGGGGCTTAGGACAGCATTGGACAGGAAATACAGCGATTGTTTCAAGATCAGATGCAACTTCTATGAGTACTTATAGAAGAAGGGAAGCAATCAAAAATTATCGTGATATTGGAGCATTAGAATTTTTGCAGGATATGGTTTGGCAAGATATACAATGGCTGGCAAATCCATCTCAAGTTGTGAGATTTAGTTCAAGAGTTGACGAAAAGACAGATATACTTGATTACAACGTAGGTGACGGTGTAACTGTTGTTTGTGATAAGTTTGGAGTTGATGATTGGCTTTGGGTTTACGAAAGAAAGGTTGAAATTCAGGATAATGATGAGTTAATAGTTACTTTGACTGTTGGTGAATAAAAATGAGAAGACGTACATTTCCTAACCTAATCGGGGACGTAGCACAAATGGAGGAGCGACAAGCCCGCCTTGAAAGGGTAATGCAGGTTTTAGGCATTACTCCCGATTATCCATATACGGTAAATATCAATGACGGAACTAGAAACAGGGTAATGCTTGGTTTGGTTGACGGAGACTATGGAATTAAAATCGTTGATAACGCAGGAAATGAAATCATACTTGCAAATGGAACGATAATCGCAAATGCAATTAAAAGCGGAACGCTAGACTGCAATTTAATAACTGTTGCTAATTTAAGTGCTTCTATAATCACTACTGGTTATCTTTCAGCAACCAGAATTAGCGGTGGAACTTTAAATTGTAACCTGATGACTGTAACAAATTTAAGTGCAAACTCAATCACAGTCGGACAGTTTACAAGCCCAAACGACAGGTTTATTGACGAAACTTTAAGTGGTGTAAAAATCACGCAAAATACTATTTATGGCAACAGAATAGTAGCAAACTCTATTAACGCTGATAGGATACAGGCAGGAACGATTACCGCCGATAGAATAACAGCAAAAACAATCACTGCTGATAGAATACAAGACTACTCTTTAGGAACTAACCAGCTTCAATATAACGGAGTAAACGGAGATAGGTTAGTTGATGCAACGATTACAAATGCAAAGATTGCAAACCTTTCAGCGGATAAGTTAAATGCCGGGACTATTTATGTGGGATATTCTGGAAGACCAGTCGCAATTTATATTGCAAGGGGTTCTTCTGGAAACTCAAAGTTTTACTTTGAGGGTGGTTCAAGAATGTGGGCTGACTCTAGTAACAGGATTGGTATTAACTCTATCGGCTCTCCGATGTACATTTATGTTAATTCTTCTCAAAGAATTGTCATTCCAGATAGTGGTCAAACCTCAATCTACGGGGGCGTTTATTGTGACGGAAACTTTAACGCAACTGGTTCTGCTAGGGTAAATGGGGCTTTTTATCTTCATAGTGATTTGGAATTTCAAGGCGAGCATCACGTTAGAAATCTTGATGGTCTTGTTGGATATAACGATATTCGATATGTTTTAGGAAATAATTCTTACTATCATAGTTTTTGCGACCAAAGCTGGAATGAACACGCTTGGATAACATCTTCAGGTTCTTTAGAGCTAGACGGAAATTTGGTAGTTCACGGTTCAAAATCTTTCAGAATAGAACACCCAGATGATCCCGAAAATAAATATATTCAATACAATGCTAATGAAAGTCCAGAGGTGGCAGTTAAAATACGTGGACGTGCAAAACTTGCACAAGGGAAAGCTACAGTAACACTTCCCAGACATTTTGAATTGGTTAGTGAGGCAAGTGGCTTATTAACAGTCCAACTAACCGCCCTGGACGATTGTAGGGGCTTGTACGCTCCAAAAAGCAAGCTTTTAAACACTTCTTTTGAGGTAAAAGAGTTATCTAACGGAAATTCAAATGCTGAATTTTGCTGGGAAGTTACAGCGGTTAGAAAAGGTTTTAAAGACTTCAATCCCGAGCCGACAAAAGATGAGGCTATTGAAAACAGAGTTAAGGAAATAATAGAAATAGAAGAAGCTAACAAAGAACAAAAGGAAAAACCAATTAGACGTTCAGAGCGAGAAATGGTAAAGTTTAAAGAGATATATAAAAGAATTAAGAAAAAAGACCTTGCGATTAGGGAATATCACGGACTTACATTAACATTAGAAGATAGACAACCAATTATTGATGAAATAGAATTAAAAGAAAGGAGAAAAAAATGAAAGTTAGCATTCCTGTAAGCTATTCTCAGTGGGACGATAGGTGGTCTAAAGAGTATTTAGGTTTTAACACTTCTTTACCTTGGAACATTTATAACTACGGCTGCTTGCTTGCTTGCTTGGCGATGGTTTGCAAGTATTACGGAAAAGACGAAAACCCTCTTTCTCTTAATAATCTCTTGAAGTCAAAAAAAGGATTTGTTGCAAATAGTGGCGAGTATGTATGGGGTTCAATTACAAAATGTTACTCAGATATAGTTGAAAGAAAAACAGAAACTCCAACCAAACTTACGGACACTCAAATTCAAGAAATTAAGACAGCATTAGACAACAATTATCCTGTTATGTTAGAGGTTGACTATAATCCAAAGACGGTTAAGGCGGATATGCACTTTGTTTTGGCAGTTGACTACAATCCTTCTGACGAAAACGATTTTACCATTATTGACCCATTGGGTGGTAAAACTGAGTCTTTAAAAAAATATCTTGGTTGGTACAAACCGAGTTGTAGGGACTCAATCGAAAGATATGTTGTTTATGAGGGGAAAGTTCCTGAGGAGTCGGCAGGAAAAGTCTTAATTGATAAATCAGAACTTAAAACTTTTAATTACGTTAAAGAACAATGGGTAAAACTGGTTTCATATTTAGAGATTGGAAGCAACCCTAATACTACCCCGTTTGAAGACGCACAGAAGGTTATCGGAGGGTATAAATCGAGAGTAACTGACGTTCAAAACCAGTTGGACATTGCGAAGACGGAAGTTAAAAATCGTGAGGAGCAAGTTAGCAGGTTAAAAGAGCAGTTGCTAGAGCAGGAGAAACTCCAAAAAGCCCTATCTGACCAGCTAAATGAGGCATTGAAAAATTCTGGAAATGTGGCGGGGTTATATGAGGGTAGGATTAAAGAGTTACAGGGGCAGATAGATAGTATCTCAAAAGAGAAGGGGGCATTAAATATAACCATTTCTCAGCTTCAAACTGAGATTAAAAACCTCGAAAACAAGGTTGAGAATTTAGTTGCACTTACTGTAAATGATATGCCATTATCAACCCTTATTCTTTATGTAGTTAAAAAATTGCTTTCAAAAATAAGTTTGAAGGGAGGTGAGAAGAATGCAGTCAAATAGCGAGATGTTTTCAGCTATTATTGGTTTAGTAATGCCTTTTTTAGTTGAAGTAATTAAGTCTAAATTACCACAGACAAATGGGAACTGGTTGGGCTATGTGCTTTCTTATGGTCTTTCCATAGTTGTTGGCGGTGGAAGTGCTTATTTCGAAGGAAGTTTTGACGTCCAAAACATTTTAGCCTCAGCTGGTACAGCATTGATTACTTCTCAAGGTGTATATAATTTATACTTTAAACCAAAAAAAATAGACGAAAAAATAGAAAAAGCATTGAGATAGTTTTGTAAAGCGTGGCATGAAACGGTTAAGCCAAAGAGCCTGTTTAGTGCCACGCTTTTTTATTGGTCTAATTTCCTACCTAAAATTGCCTATTGACAAAGAAACAAAAGGAACTTATAATTAGCTTAATGAAAATAAAAATGATGACTCAGGCAGAAAAGATTAAAGAAAACAATAAGAGGGTTAGGCGTTTAAAAAGAGTTAATGCCAAGAAGCTTAAAAAAATAGGTATTTATATATAAGGAGGAAAATGAAATACAGTAGAAAGCAAAAAAAACAATACTTCAAAGAGCTTCGTGCAAGGTGGAAAGCTTCAAAAGAAATGGCTGATAATGATGAAACCGCAAAAGCTTTATATCGTGAAGCTGGTGGTGGATTTTCCTACTACTCTTTTTACTTTACCTTAATGGATATGAGAAAGTGTGGTTATGATGGTATTCCTTATGTAGATTGTAAAACATTTAGAGGCTGGATTGACTCCGGCTTCCGGGTAAAGAAAGGTGAGAAGTCAAGAATAAGCGGGATTGTCTGGCTCCACCCGGTATCAAAAGACGAGGACGGAAAGGAAGTTGAGGACATCGAAAACACCTATCCCAAACTCTACCATTTGTTTCACAAAAGCCAAGCGGAGGAGATAAAATGACAAATCCGTTTAATCAGTTCACCACTCCTGGGGTAAGGGCTAAGTTTGACAGCCTGGGCGATCTGTGGGTGGCGGTTCTTGAGGCTTACAAAAAACAGCCCGATGTTTGCTTGGACGGCGGTAACGATAAGGAATTTTTCTCGATGGTTTTCAAAAAAGTCAAGCTCTTTGTGGCAGCCAACGAGATTAACGGATTAACAGTTATGTTGCCAGAGGAGTATTAATATGGACGAAAAAACCTATTACACCGCACCACCACAAAAAGTTTTTGATGAGATAAAGGAAAATGCTCTCAAAATTTGGCAGACTTATGACAATACCTATGGTTATGTAGATGAAAAAATCAATAGAATTAAGGATTTAAAAAATGTTTCGGACAATGCTTGGTATATCGTAGCTATGTTTGATACCAGCAATCAAGCGAAGTTAATTTCAATGGTTAGTAAAGAAACAGGAGATATGATTATAGACGCAAGGGGGTTTTAATATGACTAATCACGAAGAACACATTTTACAAGTTTTTATTCTTGGAGCCTTGGCAGTTTTGTTCTTTTGGGCTTTGGCTTCTGGAATTGACAGGTCAATTCAGAACCAAGACATAATGCTTTGTGAATCGGCTAAGGTTAGTGGTAACGTGCAATACCTGCACAAGTGCGAATGCTACTATCAGAAAGGAGATATAAAATGCCTACAAAAGTGATGTTTTGTAAAAATTGTGGAATGCCAATAGATGAACCTAGAAAAGAAATACCTAAAGTTGGAATTTTTGAAACTGGTAAATTAACTTATCTCAAAATTTTAGATGGTCTTTTTAAGTCAATAGAATTATGCCCTTTTTGCTATTCAGCAATGCGAAGTTATAGACATACTTTATCTAAAGAAGAAAGGAATTTTAAGGAGAAAAAATGAACAACAATCTGGATTTAACAATCCAACTAAAAATTGACAAAAGGCTGAAAGGCTCAAGTGTGAAGAAAATTGGCGAAAATGTTTATGCTATTTCCTTGGAGGGTTATAAGGCTGTTTTACAAAGAACCGAGCCAACCTCAATACCTTGCTATGTAGATTGCGACATTAACCACGACCCGAAGGCTTGCCACGAAAGGCTGGATAAACAGAAGAAGTGCAACCTTTTTGAAGATAAAATTTATCATCATTGTGGGGAGGAGAAAAATGACAAAAATAGTTGAAGAACGAGTCTTGAAAAATGGCAAGTGGGTAACTACCAAGATTAAACTTGAAGGTTGCGAAAAAGTATCAGACGAGGCATTAGTTGAAAGCGGTATCTGTCCAGACTGCGGAAGGCAGTTACCAGAGCCAGTCACGGAAAGTCGTGAGGGAGGGTATTCGGAACCTGTCACTTACTGCCCTTGTGGAGCAACTTTTACAGGAGAGATATGATAACTAAAAATTCTAATTTAGAGTTAGCGTATTGTAGAAATTGCGGGAAAAAACCACTAGTAGCTTGTTACAATGAGAAAGGTAAATTAAAGTTAGTTTGTGTTAATTGTGAAAGAAAATACTCAACTGGAAGTTTAATAGGAAGGAGAAAATGACACCACAAGATTTCAAAGCTCTTTTAGAAGCCTTATACGCCATAGAAAAGGCGATTGGGGACAAACCGGGGAGTTGTGCCGTTGAGGTGGTTGATCGCTTTGCTCCGATCTTTAGAATGCTTCTTGAATGCCACACTTTTGACGATCTGGAAAAGCTAAAAGCTCATATTCTCGAAATCCAGAAAACCTATGTTGATATAGCTGAGGAGGTAATGAATGAAAAATAAATTTGGATTTGACAGTTTTAAAAATATGGGAACGTATATGTCTTTTAGGGGCGAAAATTGTGAAATATGCCTAGAGCCATGTCTTAATGGTTGCGATGTAGCCGTATATGATTTAAGGCAAAATCTTTTAGAACCAAAGTATTGCACTAATATTGATTTAAGTTCTCTAAGCGAATTTGGCAAATTGATTAAAGTAAGGAGACTTGCAATTACAAAAGCAATAGAGTTTTACGAAAAATATGAAAGTTGTAAAAGTTCCAAGTAAATCGGCACCGGGAGTTTATAGAGAAGTGATGATTAAAAAAAACCTTGATGGTTCTTTATCCTATGAATGTTCCTGTCCTGCTAATGTTTGGTACCGAGTTTCAAATGGTCGGCACGGAAAAGCTGAATGCTCTCACATTAAATTTGTTAAAGAAAAAAGAAAATGATTAAAAGAATTTTTACAAATGGCAATTATGAGTATGTCATTGAAAGTAAAGAAGATTACGAGAAAGCCCAAAAGAGATTAGAGGACGGAGAAAAAATTTTAGACGGAATGTGGTTGAGCGAAGAGCCAAACTTTAAAAGATGGGTTGATGAATTTATGAGAATTGCAGAAGCCTCTTTAATTTGGGAAATTGAACATGATTTACTGCCAATATAAACTGGCTATTGACAAAGAACCAAAATTAAAGAATAATTAACTTAGTTAACAATTTTGATGACCAAGAGAGGGGGTGAACAATTAAATGCCAAAGGCTAAAAAAAGTAAAAAGGTTACAGTCCAGGCAACCTCAAAAAAACCAGCTAAAGTTGAACCCAAGCCTAGTTGGCAAGACGCAGGTATTCTAATGAAAAAGGGTACTACCGCTGTTGAGCAAAAAAACCAACAGATGATAATTGCCCTTTCAGTTGCGTTTGATATACCGCCTCAGGGTATAACTATTCTTGCTGACAATCCCTATATCAATAAACAAGGTCTTGAATTTGTTTTTGATAGACACCGGGAGAATAAAGGCTGGAGTCATTTCATTTCTGAACCAGTAGAACTTGCTAAGCAGGCAGGTGATACTGCGGTTTTCGTTACAAGGGTATATGATAAAAATGATAAAGTAATTGCAAATGGTTATGGCTCTGCCAATGCAGCCAATATCAAAATGGGAACGATTAAAGCGTTTCTTAACGAAATGGCTGAAACCAGAAGTCAAAACCGTTGTCTAAGAAAGGTTGTTTCACCAATTCTTTATCAGACTTTCATAGACAGGGTTAATACCCTTCAAAATGATCAGAGAGAACTGATAACGGAAGCAGCAGCCAATTTTGGTTCTGTTACTGCTGAAGAAGTCGGAGCTTCTGAAGAAGAGCAAAAGCCGGAAAAGCTTTTAAGCGGTGAAGAAATGAAGGCTATTGCTGGTATTCTGCAGAATATTGCCAATACCAAGGCACAAGATGACTTGGAAAAGATTGGCGAGGAAATTAAAGCCCAAGTAAAGAGTAAAAAATTAAGCAAAAATCAAATTGCCGTCCTCAGGGAAGCTTGGGCTGGAAAGTACCAAAAGTTAGCTTTTGAGAAATAGTGAAATGAAATTAAGCGTTACCAAAGTTCTAACCTATCTTGACTGTCCTCGTAAGTATTGGTACTCGTATGAGTTAAAAATCCAAACTAAAAAATCAGAGGGGTTTTTCTTTGGTAGTGCCGTTCACGAAGGTCTTGAAAACTACTATCTTGGTAAAGATCCAATGGAAGGGGTCAAACAAGCCCTCTTTGGTGAAAAGGACAGGCTTTCAGAAGAAGCCAGAGAGGGCGTTGATCCTTACAAATTATTCAGCGAGGCAAAAAGAATATTTGAAATCTACAATCAAAAAGCACCATATTTTGAGCCAGTTTTGGTTGAGCATAGATTTGAAATTGACTTAATAAATCCAGAAACGAAGGAGAAGCTACCAGCGACATTTGTTGGCAAGATTGACTTGATAACCGCCAATGCTGAGGTTGTTGACCATAAAACCGCTTCCGGGTCTCCTAATGGGTTCTTTGATGATAAAAATGAGTTTCAGGCAAGTGGTTATACGTATTTTTACTTAACAAAATTCGGGAAGTTACCAAGTGCTTTTATCTTTAATAACATTATTAAGGGAAACACAAGGAGAGAGCCAAGAATAGAGCCTAAGGTTTTAGAATTACAGCTGGGAGATGTTTGTATGTTTGTTGAAAAATGCAAGTATGTCCTAGATGCAATTTTAAGGGGAGAAACCAGAGATTATCCAACTAATAATCATTGTAGGTTCTGCCCATATAAAGATATTTGTTCATATTGCAATAAATGAGAGGTTCAAAGTATAGTTTTAAAAGAATTTATCCATATGTTTGCAAAAAATGTGGTAAAAAAAGAGGTACCAGAGTTTATGAAAGAAGAATTAAACAAGTGTGTTCGGTTTGTAAGCGAAACCAAGTCAGTGAAAATCAATTAAAGTTAGGAGTATTGGAGGTAAAAAGTGAAGTATAGATTTTTAAGTCACTCAGGAGAATTTTTACGCCATTTAAGTTTAGAAGTAGGTAAGATTTATAACCTCTCAGTTATAACATCTTTTTGGAGTAAGAAACCAAGAATTATAAAGCCTTTTTATTATCCCTATGACAGCTGGAAATCTTTCTATAGGAATTGGCAACCGATCAATTTAGAAACATTAAAAATGGAACAGAAAATAAACCTTGTTGACAAAAGAAAAAAATCAAGTTAAAGTTAATTAGTAAGCCATGAAAAAAGAATTTAAAGTAAGAGATTTAAGAAGAAAAGAGAAGTTTTTCGTTGATGACGAATATCTTAATGGTTGGGCTAAAAAGTTGAAGCCAAACGGAACAGCAGTTTATCTTTCATTATGTAGGCACGCTGATAAAGAACAATCCTGTTTCCCCTCTATGGACTTAATAGCCAAGCAACATTCAATTTCTAGGAAAACAGTCCAAAGAGCTATAAATAAACTTCGTGATTACAATATTATCCGCTCAGAGCAGGAAAGAAATAAAACTGGTAAGTTTTATAGAAATATTTACTTTTTACTTGACAAAAAAGAATGGAAGTCAGCCGTGGGTCAAAAACGACCTACGGCTAGCCGAGGGTCAAAAAAGACTATCACCGAGGGTCTCTACAGACCTACGGTTGAGCCTATCACCGAGGGTCAATCTAGACCCAATAAGGTAACACAAAGTATTAAGGTAACACAAAGGAAGGTTACACAACAAAAAAAATACTCTTCTTTATCTGAATTAGGAGCAGAGGAATTTTTGGAGATAGCGGAAAAGTATCATGTTAGCTTTGGATTTGTAAAACTTCAACACGAAAAGATGTGTAATTGGCTTGAGGCTAAAGGTAAGCGTTATAAAAATTATAAGCGTGCTTTGATGAATTGGGTTTTAGGAGATATTCAAAAGCAGGTAGAAAGGAGAGCTGATGACAAGTATAGACCAGTCGATGCCAGAAATATTGACTGACGATAAATACGATGAGGAGTGGAAGGTGGTTTTAAATAACTCAGCAGAGTATATTTTAAGCAAAATGCAAGCAGTAGTTCTTTTACAAGAAATTGCTAATGGTAACCGAGGGACTATTCCATTCAGGACTTTCGTTATTCCAATTCCCTATATTGTTGAATTTTATCGTACTAGGAAGTTCTTAAAAGGCACTAAACAGCTTCCAGCAAGAGCCAGCGACCAGCCTGTCGAGCCTATATCCAAGGAGCGTTTAGCATATTTCAGAAAAGAGATTTATAGAAAATTAGGAAGGAAAAAATGATAAAAAATGTTAAATATGTTTTAATTGGTTGTGCAAGCCTTGCACTTTTAGGAGTTTCAATTTGGAAAACTCCAAAGGCGGGAGGTGAGCAAAATGTTGAACAACAATCCGCTATTGAGAGATGCACCGTCTTATTTACGCCAACAAGCACTCCGGAACCTAACAAGGCATATACAAGTGGCAAAGTCTCCTACTACGACAGAACGTATTGTGAAAAGTACAATCCTGAGTGTATTACTGCTTCTGGTGAAGTTTTTGATGATACTGCTTTTACTTGTGCCTGTCCGTCTAAGTATCCGCTTGGTACGGTTTTTGTGGTTTCGTATGTTGGTAAAGGGGCTGATATTCGTAAAGTTGAGGTTCGTTGCAATGATAGAGGCAATTTTGAAAGTAAAGGTAGAATGCTGGATTTATCGAAGGCGAGTTTTGAGGCGATTGCACCGCTTTCAAAAGGGGTTATCGAAGTTAAGGTGGAGGTAAAAAATGATTAAAAGATTAGCAATAGTTGTGTCATTTCCCTTAATAGTTTTGGGAATGTTTTTATATATTTTTTCAGCAGTTATTCATGACCTAGTTTGCTGGATAGTTTACGGAGGAGAAGAAAAATGAAAAAGAATAAAAAAAGTAATAAATGGGTAGAGGAGAAGAGAAAAGAGTGGGGTTTTATCTTGAGAAAAGCATACCAGCAAAAGGAAGATGTTGATGAAGAAAAATTGTTAAATGGACTAAGGAGTAAGGTTTCCGACCCAAATGGTTGGGATTTTCTTGAAGGTTGGACTTGGAGCTGGATTAAGAAACTCCTCACCCAAACCCAACAAGAGACACTAGAGTGGTGTTTAGATGAGGTGGAAAAAAGGATATTGGATATTAGTAAAAATTGGTCTGAAAAAGATAAAAGATATAGAACTTATAGCAAGGAAGAGTCAGATGAAGAATGGGGGCATAATCAAGCATTAAAAAAGATAATTAAAATCATCAAGAAGAAAATGGAGGAGGGGAAATGAAACTAGAAGACCAAGTTTGTAGCTATAAACTAGAACCATATTTCAAGAAGTTAGATTTATATTTATATGAGAGGAGGTGAGAGAGATGAAAAGTATTAATCAGGTAATTTTGCTTGGTAATTTGACACGTGATCCAGAGCTTAGATATACGCCTAATGGAAATGCTGTGATTGGTTTCTCTATCGCAACCAATAGACAATGGGTTGAGAAAAACTCTGGAGAGAAGAAAGAGGCTACTGAATTTCACGATATTGTTTTTTGGGGAAAGGCAGCCGAAATTATATCTCAATACGTTGTTAAAGGAAGCAAGATATTAGTTCAGGGAAGACTTCAAACTAGGAGTTGGGAAGGGCAAGACGGTATTAAAAGATACAAGACAGAAATTGTCGGTAACGACTTTGTTCTCTTTGATAAAAAAGGAGAAAAAACAGAGATTGTTGATGATAGCGAGCCGCAAACAGAAAAAGTTGAAGCGGAGACTAAAGAAGAAATTGTATCTGACGATTTACCATTTTAAAAATGTCTAAAGGAAAAAAGAAGTGTCTTTCTAAAAGAAGAAAGAGAAGGCAAAAAAGACGCCAACAAAAGGCAAACTCTGTTAATAATTAAGGAGGATTATGGAAGAAATTACCGCTAAACAGGGTGAGGGTGCTTTCGAAGTACATCAAGATATTCTCACCCTTAAAAAACAAATGGGAATGGCTTTTGTAGAGCTTGGTAGGCTTTTGAAAAGAGTCAGAGATGAAGGCTACTACCAAGTTTTGGGTTACGATAGCTTTCAATCTTATGTCATCAATTCTGAGTTGGGTTTTAAGCGTAGAACTGCCTATTACTATATTGAGATTTATGAGTGGTATGTAGAGAAGCTGGCTTATGAAGCTCAATATTTAGCTGAGGTTGGTCAGGATAAGCTTTTGAGGGCTTTACCGATAATTAAAGAAGAATATAAAAAGGTTCCCTTTAATACTCTTAGGGATAAGGCTGGTGAACTTTTGACAGAAGTTCAAGAATTGAGACCAGTAGATTTTGAAAAAAAGTACAAAGATGACAGGATTAATGAGGGGCATGAGGAATATCTTGCACCGCCAGAATATGTTAGGTGTGATAAATGCGGTAAGTGGAAGATAATTATTCCAGTAGATGATTGTTGCGATGAATGGCTTAGAGATATGTTAAAGGTTTTAAGGAAAAGAAATGCAAAAAAATGACTTGTTGAGGGTGGAAATAACACCCGAACTAAAACAGGAAGCCAGAAAAGAGGCAGACTTTTTGAGAATTAGGTGGGGTAGAAAAACAAGGGCTGCTTACGGAGAAAGAGATTTAATAGGTTCATTGGCTCATCAAGTCGTTGAGGTTAAACTTTTAGAGCTTGGACTATCGTTTGAAAGTCAAAGAAAAAAGAAAATGCCGGGAGATGATTTTGATATTTATTATGAGGGCGATGCAATTGACGTAAAAGGAACACACGGAGAACTAGACGATTATTTTTATAATAAAGAGTTTTTAGTTTTTCAAAAGCAACTTGATGATCCGAAAATTAACCAGATTGACTACTTTGTTTTTGTTATGGTTTCTACAATTTTAAACGAGGGTTGGATATTTGGGGCAATAAGTCTTTCGGATTTTATGGAAAAGTCTTATCCTGTTAAGTTAAAGTTTGAAAACAGAGGTATAAGGGCTTACCAGTTAAAACCATTTTTAAGTTATATTTTCAGAACTTGACAAAGAATTAAAAACAATTTAACATAAAATAACTATGTTTGAATCAAACAATAACCACCTATTACACAAAGAAGCTGTTGATCTTGTAATGAAAAGCCTACCGGGAGCAGTCAATATGGACGCTGTAGTTGGGTATGACGCTCCATATCACATTGAATGGGAGGGCTTAAAACTCTTAGTAAAAGTTGCTAGACCTTCCAGAAAAATGACACAAAAAAGAGCAAAGTGGTTTTACGCATTAAGAGAAAAAGACCATAAAGTTGCAGACTTTTTTATTTTGTTTTGTCTTTTAGATAGTAAAATAGAGGCTATTTATGCTATTCCAAGGCAATTTTCACCAAAGGTATATATAACAATTACTAAATTAAACGGAAATATGAGATACGATTATTTTAGAACAGACATTCAAAACTTATCCAGTAAGCTTACAGAGGTTAAAAACAACCTGCCTAAGCTTGCTAGAATATATAGAGAAGCGGAAAAAATGAAGGGAGAAATATAATGGATTTAATTGACGATAATTTAAACAAAGAAATAATGAATAAGGATTTGCTTTCTGTTCAAGAGGTTATGAAGGATATTCCAGAAAAGAGTGCTTTGCTTCTTGCGGACGGTCTTCTTTTTTCTGTTTATGGTTGGACTCCAGACAAAATCAAAAACATGAAATTATCTTCTATTAAGAGGTGGGTAAAACTTGCGAAAAAAAGAATGACTTGGGAAGATGCTTATAGAATGAGAAAGTTAATTGAGTCAAAACCTAAAAAGGTTTCATTATGGAAGAAAATCTTAAAGATAAAATCTTAGTTTGTAAAGATTGTAAAAGAAAATTCACTTTTACAATTAAAGAGCAAATGGATTACGGACAGCGTGGTTGGGCTGATCCGGTTCGTTGCAGATATTGTCGTAGGCAAAAGAAAATTTTAAACCTTGCTTTAAAAGATGGCGTTAATATGTCAGATGAGGTTCAGTTTTCAGAAGTTTGCGATAAGTGTGGGAGACCTTTTTATACAAAAATTAAAAGGCGAAGTGGCGTAAATCTTTATTGCGATGACTGCTGGGCTGAAATCAAATATGCTAAAACAGGGGATAAAGACGAGAGAGTGGACAAAGAAAAAGAAAAAGCTGATCGAAATTTATCTTGAAAAGAAAATAACAAGATGTGAGATAAGCGGAAGCAAATTTGCTCTTAGCTTTCATCACATTAAAAAGAGAAGTAGTCAAGAAGCTGAACATACCTTTGAAGGGACTAGGCTTTTAAGTCAGGAATGGCACGATTTTTGTGAATATAACAAAGAAGCTAATAAGCTTTTAGTCGAGAAGCCAAGGGGTTTTGATAAAGGATATTTTGAAAGATTTAAAGAAATGAAAAAAGAAAAACAGAGAAGCTCTAAAACAAAGAAGGCTGATTGGGAAAAAGCACACAAATGTAAAAAGTGTAAAAGAATTATAACAATGTATTTGTGTCCGCATTGCGGAAGTATATCAATATGAACAAAACAAAAATTGAAATATCAGCAATGAATTATGAGGTTAGTGATGGCAAAAGACGTATATATTTTTTGGCTGAAGGTAATAGGGTTAAATTTTTAAATGAAAATCAAGATAGAGAGTTTATTTTTAGTGGGGAAATGGATAACAAAACTCTTGAACATTGGGAAAGTATTTTGAAACTAATGTTGAATGCCGTTGAATTTTTGAAAACGAAAGGAGGTAAAAATGGAATTAAAGTCAAGGATTGATATTTTAAAAGAGGATTTAAACTCAGCTAATGTTCAATTAGTTGAAAATCAAATAAATCAAAAGGTATTGGAAAAAAGAACGCTTATTATTAAGCCAGGAAAAGAATACGAACAGCTTCAGGCTGCATTGACTCAAAAAAAACAAAACATTGAAAGGATTGAAGAAGTTATAAATGTTATTGAAGAAATGATTAAGGAGGAAGAAAAAAATGGCTGATAAAAAATATGGATTAACAAAATCAGAGATGGATAGAATAGGAAATTTGCTTACAATTGCAAGAATGCAAGAGGAAATTTTGCAGTCAATTACTCTTACTTATAAAGCATTCATTATCGAGAGTGTTTTTAAGAGGCTAAAAATTGATGAAAAAGAGTTTGCTAAATCTGCAGTTGATCTTCCAAATGGCGAGTTAATAATTAGAGATGAAGTTAAAAAAAATGAAAATTGATGACTTAGACAAGAAGCCAGAGCCACAAATTGAGAGCCTAGGAATTTTTAAGCTAAAGGATAGGCAAGGCAGAAATGCTGTTCAAATTGAGTTTGGGAAATCAACAAGACCTTTAACGGAAGCCGAGTATTTGTTTATAACAAAAGTTCCGGGTCAAAATAATAAGATTGATATTAAAATTCAATGGAAGCCAAAACTAGAAAAAATTAAGCCTGTTAAGCCAAGCAAGAAAGTTGGAAATAAAATATGAAGTATAAATCAAAATATACGGTGTGCAACCAGATGCATAAGCACGCCTCTAAAAAAGAAGCAAGAAGATGTGATGAGTTAACGATTATGGAAAAGCAGGGATTAATAAAGGATTTAAAGCAACAGCCAAGAATTAATGTTTTATTGCCTTTTAGATATAAAGGTAAAGCAATAAGGGGGATAGATTACATTGCTGATTTTGGTTATTTTGATAATGATAAAAAGTGCTTCGTAATTGAGGATACAAAAGGTTACAAGACGCCTGTTTATCAGATTAAAAAGAAAATGTTGTTAAATGTTATGAAAACTAGGGAGGACTTTCTTTTTATAGAAAGTTAAAAAATGGAAAATACAAAAATACCAAGCGACGAAAGGATCGCTATTGGGCTTCCAAGAGGAGCTGACACGGGCTTTAAATATGAGTTTATAGAGTCTTTATTTATGTTATTTGGATACAGTCCTTGCAACTACAAGATGATTTCTGTTGATAAGGTTCACCATCACGCAAGAAATGAGATTATAACTAATTTCCTAAGCACTGACATGAACTATTTGCTTTTCATTGACTCGGATATGATTTGGGAGCCTGATAGTTTAGAGCTTGCTTATAATCTTATTCAGCACCCAATGGTTGATATAGTTACCGGGATTTACTACACAAAGGGTGCTCCGCATTTACCTGTAATTAAAAAATTGGATTTAGAAGCAGGTTGCTACAACATTTTTGTTGAATGGGGTAATCAGCCATTTGAAGTAGATGGGGCTGGAATGGGATTTATGCTTATTCCAAGATATGTGTTAGAAAAGATGAAAAACCCATACTGCACTTGGGACGGTGGATTTTCAGAAGACTTGAACTTTTGTTTGAAAGCTAAAAAAGATCACGGTTTTAAAATATGGGCACACCCAGGAATTAAGCTTGGTCATATTGGAAATAAGATAATCACCAATTTTGACTATATGCAACAATTTAAACCCGGAATTAAAGCTTATATTCGTGAAGCGATGGTTGGTACCAAAAAGTGGCTTAAAGAAACTTATCCGACATGGCGTGAAGACTTAGGTATTCACCCATTGCAATTTAAGAATATAAACACTCAAGAATATTGGGACAAGATTTATAACGAAGAGGGTGGTACTGATAAAAACTGGAGAAGGTATCCTGAAAAGTTTGATTTCATTGTTAATAGACTTTTAATGAACATTGAACCCGATGCAAAAGTTCTAGAATTAGGTTGCGGAGTTGGTGTATTTGCACAAAAACTTAAAGCAAAATATCCATCTGTTTCTTATTACGGAATTGATATTTCTCAGGTTGCAATTGATGAGTTGAAAAAGGCTGGTTTTGAAGGGCACGCGCAGGAAGTACCACCAATCAAAGTTGCTGATAAGCCCGATTTGGTTTTAGGATTTGAGTTTCTTGAACATCTTGATGAAGAACCAAGACTTAAAACTATAAAAGAGGTTTCAAGTTTAATCGGAGAAAATGGAAGAGCAATATTTAGTTTACCAGATGATTGTATGTCGCCTGAGGAAGTTTCAGAACACAGGGTAAAGTATGATAAACAGGGGTTTGAAAAGTTTCTTAAGAAGGCTTTTTCAAATGTTAGCGTACATCAGATTGCAAGCAGACCATCTGAATTTTCTCCCGGCACTTTTGACTTTTTAATTGCAGATTGTAGTAACAAGAAAAAAAGATATTTTAAAAGTAATAAAAAGGGAGGTGAGAATGATGCCGTTTCCATTCAGAAATAATCCGAGAATAAAAACAAACTGGGTACATAGTAAGACTGGCAAGGTTCAAGAAAATAAGACCAAGCGTTCTTATTATGAGTTAAGCACGACAAAAGAAAAAGGGAAATTGTCAATTCTTTTTAGAGAAGAAAAGAAGAGGCTGGGAGGTTCAGCTGAAAGAGAGGAGCATTGGTTCTCGCACCTTACCTTTGATTTAAATTCTACCTTTGCTAAAGACCTAAAAATGTTCCTTAATGAGTATGTTGAGGGAAATGCCCCTGAGGTTGAAGAAAAGCCTTCAGGTGGCGTTTAAAGGGTTCGTTGAGCCTAGATTTGGGATTGCGGTAATTTGCGGTTATTAATAAAATGACCACTCCCCTACTCTCAATATAGCTGAAAATAATGTTTTTTGAGCCTAGATGGAGAGACACCTTGCGATAGGGGATAGGGGAGTGTTAATATAAATTTATGAAATGTAGGGTTTGTGGAAAAATAACCGAAAGACCTAAATATTGTTCTGATAAATGTCAAAAAAAAGCTTGGAAACTTTATAACAGAGAGAAGTACTTAGCAGGCAAAAGAAAGTATAGGCGTAAAAAAAAGATGGAAATTTTAAAATATAACAGGGTTTGGAGAAATGCTAACCCTGAAAAAGTTAAAAAGTATAATATAAAAAGGAGAAAAGATGACGATTAATGTTTTAAAACAAGTTGATCTAGTACCACTAGAAAATATCAGTCTTTACCCTGAAAACCCTCGTGAAATGGAAGCAAGCCAGTTTGAAAAGCTTAAAAAGTCTATCACAGAATATGGCTTTATTGATCCGTTAATAGTCAACAAAAGAACTCACGAAAGTTTTACGCAAGATGAGAAAAAGCCGACAGTTATTGGCGGTAATATGCGGTATAGGGCTGCTAAGGAATTGGGGATAAAAGAGGTTCCTGTTTCATGGGTCGATTTGGATAAAGCGAAAGAAAAGATTTTAAACATTGCTCTTAACAGGATTGCTGGAAAATGGGACGTTGGTAAGTTAGAAAAAATGATTTATGATTTGAGCAATGAGGACTTGGGATTGGACCTTGATTTAACAGGACTTGAGGACTGGGAACTTAAACTATACAATCCGGCAGAAGATGTTGACGCAGAGGATATTGAAAAAATTGTCGGTACGGACGAAAAGCCAACTTTTGTTTTAAAGGTGGTTTTCTCTGATGAAAAGGATTTTGAAAAGGCTTCAAGAATTTTGGGTGGTGATAAAAGAATCAGAAACATAATTAGGGGTGATAACTTACTAAAAATTCTTGAGAAACATGAAACAGAAGCCGAACAAAACTGAAAGAAGGGATACTTACCAATCTCCACGTTGGTCTAATGAATTTTTGGATTGTTCAATGCCAATGACTTTTGACCAGTATAATCTTTGTTCTTACCGTTGCCAGTATTGCTTCTCTTTTTACCAGCGTATTCATATGAAGAAATACGCAGAAAATAATGCGAATTGGGTTAATGTTGATAAAGTAAAAAAGATTTTTCTTGATCCAGACAGTTCTCAATTTGGGGAATATGTAAAGGCAAGGATACCGCTTCAATGGGGTGGGCTTTCAGAGCCTTTTGATTTAGTATTAGAGCCTAAGTACGGAATAGGGTTAAAGCTTTTAAAATTTTTCCGAGAGATTGATTATCCTGTCGCTTTTAGCACTAAATCTACTTGGTGGGTTAAGGATAAAAGATATGTTGATGTAATTAAAGGTGCTAAAAATTTCCATTTTAAGTTCAGCATTATTACTCTTGATGAAGAAAAGGCAAAAATAGTTGAAGCTGGGGTGCCTAGTCCGATGGAAAGAGTTGAGGCATTGGGTGAAGTTGCCAAAATGGGCACGGCTGGTGTCAATTTAAGGCTAAGACCTTTTATGATTGGTATTAGTGACCCGACCCACCTAGATTTAATAAGAGAGTGTGCGAAGAGGGGTGCACAGGGATTAACTACGGAGTTTTTCTGTTTGGAGGCAAGAGCAGATTTGAGAGTAAAAAAGAGGTATGCAATTCTATCTAAGGCTTGTGGTTTTGATATTTGGCAATATTACAGAAGATATACGAAGGGGGCAGGATATTTAAGATTAAATTACGAAGTAAAAAGAAGATTTGTAGAAGAAATGCAAGCTGAGTGTAAAAAGCTCGGAATTAACTTTCTTGTTTCAGACGCTCACTATAAAGAAAAATGTGTTTTGTCTAACGGTTGTCGTTGGGGTTCTTGTTGCGGGCTTCCAAACGATAAGTATTTCTCTAATCATGCAAAATGTCAATTTACTCAGGCAATCACTATTGCAAAAGAAAATGGTGAGGTTAGTTTTTCAGATATTGAATCAGAGTTTAGCGAACATTTAAAACACACGAAAGTAAGAGAGGTTTTGCACTCTGGAGATATGGCTCAGCATTACCATAAGACTATGTATGATTACTTAAAATATATTTGGAACCACCCAAAAAAGGCACAAAGCCCTTGGTTATATTTTGACAAAATGATGATACCTGATAGAGTAGATAAAGAGGGTAATGTTGTTTATAGGTTTAATCAAAAAAAATATGAAAATTATAGCAAAGGAGGTGCAAAGTGAAGTTATCAGTAAGTATTACTCTTAATCCTGAAAATCAAGAAGAGTCTAAAAATCCAACAGCATATCAAAACATAAGTTATAGTCTGATTGGCTTTAACCCCAAGATTAAATTAGATGAATTGAACGAAATTGTTCATGACTGGATTAAAAGTCAGCAAAAGAAAAAATGATAGAAAGACAAAGACAGATCGAAAGGGAAAAAAAAGAGAGAAATTGAAAGACAGGTTTTTTATATGTTATGGGAGTATCCCATTGAAATAAGCGAGCAGATTGCAAGCTTTAATAACGAATTAGGGGAACTTCACAGGGAAAGACTAAAATATGTCAGAAATTTGTGCGATAGCAATTCCAACTTACAAGCGGTCAGACCGTCAGATAACACTTGAACTTCTTGAAAAAGAGTCGTACCCAAAAGAAAAAATATTTTTATTCGTAGAAGAAAGCGAAAAAGAGCTTTACAAAAAGTATGATGTAAACAAAATTGTACTTTTCCCAACTGGTGGAAATATGGCAGCGATAAATAACCAGATTTTAGATTATATGGGAGAACAACCTTATTTATGGACTTGCGATGACGTAACAGAATTTAAGAAATTGAAAGGCTGGAATGGCAAATATTGGGTTTACGAAAAATGCACATTTGCAAAAATAGCAATAGATTTGAGTCAAAATATGCTTAGATACTGCTCTGCTATTCAGATACCAACGGAACGTAGAGGCGTATTAAAGAAGGGCAAAAAAAGGTATAAAGAAGTTAGAAACTTGCACACTTGTTATTTTGTTAATCCCACGAAGCTTGACGGAATAAGATTTGATGAAAGATTTAGGATATGTGAAGATTACGAGTTTGGTTATCAGTTATTATTGCAAAAAAAAGGTGCAGTTGTTGATTTTCAATATTCTCATAATGCTTTGCATTGGGAAAATAAGGGCGGTTGTATTGAATATCGGGACGAGGCATTAGCAGTAAACATAGCAAAACTTTTTAAGCAGAAATACAGCAATCACGTTAAGTTAATATTTAACAAAACCAGTAAAATGGTTGAGGCAAGATGGCAGTCTTGAGATTTAACGAAAGACCAAAATGGAGACCGCCAGAAAATGAGGACGGCAAAAGGCATGACAATCCTAACCACGCAGGTCAGAGGAGTCATCAACAAAGAATGGCACAAGTTAATAGTTCTTATGAGGAGGTGCTTGATATGGATTTAAAATTTGCTTCAAAGGCATTATCTCAAGTAAGGAGGGTTAAAAATGGTAGATGATTTTGACGTTTCTCAAGGCAGAGATTGGGTTATGCATATATCTGTACCAAATAAAGTTTTAAAAGAATATCCTCAAGAGGTTTTTAGACTAAATAATACAATTCAATTTGAACTTGAAAGCTTTAATTACAAGATAAAAAAGTTGAGAAAAGAGAAGGAAGAATTAAGGGCAAAACTGGTAAAAGACTTTGAAGCAGAGAAAAAAAGCGGAATAGGCAAAAAGTTAAAAGATGCGATTGTGCTTAAAATACAAAAAGATAAAGAAAAAGAAGACAGGGGGTATTGAAATTTTTTGGATAAGCAACTAACATTAAACTAACAATAGACTAACAAAAATGGCAAAAACAAAAACATCTGATTGGATTAAACAAGCAAAGGTTGAGTATATATCTTCTAAGGACGTTTCGTTGAAAGATATAGCTAAAAGATATAAAAAGGGTTATCCATGGGTTAGGCAAGTTGCCTCAAGGGATAATTGGATAAAAGAGAAAGAAAAAAGGTGGGCTGATGCTGAAAAAGAGGCTTTAGAAGATGTAGAAGGCTCTATTAAGGATTTAATTAAAAGACACGCAAAAGTTGCAAGGTATTTACAGGCTGCTGGTCTTAAAAACCTAAAATTACTTTTAGATGAAGTTGAAGAAAAGATTGCAGAGAAAGATCCCGAAGCTGCTAGAAAATTACTAAAATCACTTATCTATAATAAAATTATATCTGCCGGAACTTTGACAAGCATTGTTTCTGAAGGATTAAAGGCAGAGCGTGAACTTTATCCAAAACAGATGAAAATTGAAGGTGATGTTGAAATGAAGTTTGGAGAAGTTTCTGACGAGTTATTGGAGGCTGCACACAATGCCCTTATCAAACGAATTACAAGCAAACCAAGAGAAAATACTAAGCGTAATTGACGGAGCGAGGCGAAAGTATTTTTTAGACTGGTGCGTTGACCATATTGTAACTCCTAAGGGAGTTAAACTAGACTTTTACGACCACCGCTATTTAATTGATATTTATAATGATACTTCTCAAGAAATTGTAGTTGAAAAAGCTGCACAAATTGGTATTTCCACCTTTGCAATAAATAAGGCTCTTTGGTTTGCTGACACTAACGATGTGTCAATTATCTATACAATGCCGACTGCGTCTGACGTGGCTGATTTTTCTAAGGCAAGAATGACACCAGTAATCCAAGCCTCACCTCACTTAGAAAGGAGTGTTGAGGGCGGTATTGAATTGAAGCAATTAGGTGGTTCATTTATTTACTTTAGAGGGGCTTGGTCTGAAAGGCAGGCTATTTCTGTTGACTCTGATTTTAATATCCATGATGAGGTTGATTTTTCAAAGCCAGATATTATTAGTATGTACCGGGAGCGTATGTCCCACTCGAAGTACAAATTGTTTTTGGCTCTTTCAACTCCGACAATTCCTGAGTTTGGTATAGATTATCTTTTTAACAGAAGCGATAAAAAAGAATGGTTTGTTAAGTGTCCTAAATGCGGTAAAGAGCAAATACTTAAATACCCGGACTCAATAAGGGGTAACACCAAAGAGGCGAGATATGCTTGTGTTTATTGTCTTGCAACAATAACTGATGATGCAAGAAGGGGTGGAAGGTGGAAAGCAACAGGCGATAAGGATTGGAATGTTTCTGGTTATCATATTTCACAGCTAATGGCACCCTGGATTACAGCAACGGAGATTTTAAGGAAAGAGGAGTCGGCTAGGGTTAGACCAACAGCACAGCTTTCGGGGATTAAAGATTTTCATAATTTTGTTTTGGGTGAGGCGTATGGTGGAGAAAATCAGCCATTAAATAGGGATATTATGCTTGGTTGTATTCAAAACAAATATGATTTAGAACTGAAAGATAAAAATACAATTATGGGTATTGACCAAGGGGACAATCTGCACGTTGTTATTTACAAAAAGGAAAAAGACGGAACTATAAGGCTGGTTCACGTTGGGGTTTATAAAAGTTTTGATGACCTGCCCAATTTAATGGACGATTATGGAGTTACATTTTGCTTGATTGATGCGTTGCCAAACAAACACTCTGCAAGAAAGTTTGCTTTAATGTATCCTGCGAAAGTCTGGCTTGTATATTATAATGAAAATCAGAAAGAGTTTATTAAGTGGTACAAAGAAACTGAGAAAAAAGAGTATCGGGTGGTTGTGGCTAAAATGGAGTCTATAGACAGAATGGCTGATAAGTTTAAAAATCATCAGGTTGTTTTACCAAGACTTTCTCAACAGGTTGACTTATTTATCCGTCATATGTGCAATTGGGCTAAGGACAAAGAAGAGAAAACTGATGGCAGAGTTGTTTGGACTTATAAAAAATTAGGAGCAGACCACTTGACAATGGCAAGTAACTATGCAATGCTAGGTTTAGACAAGCTGTCAACAGGCTCTTTGGCTGAACCTAGGGCAGAGGATATCCAAAAAAAGGATAAACCTATTACTGCCGGAATAATGGATAAAAGTTTTTAAGGTCAAAGAACCAATGACAAAAAATACAAAAGGAAAAAGCAAGAAATTTGCAGAAAGAAAAAGACCAGAAGTTGGAGCTTCTGGTGTTACTAACTTCCAAGGTGTTATAGACACCGATGAATACGTTTCCGATTTAAAGGGTTCTCAGCTTTATACCACAGTAGATAAAATGCGATGGTCTGATGCTTCTGTTCAGGCTGCATTGTTAATGTGCGAACTCCCTATCCGATCCGCTGAATGGGATATACAACCTGCTTCTGATGATCCTCTTGATGTAGAGATTGCGGATTTTGTTAAGGATAATCTTTTTAACGGCTTGTTTTTGTGTTGGGAAGATACCCTAAGGCAAATTCTCTTAATGCACCCATACGGTTGTATGGTCTTCGAGGTTATTTATAAATTTACTGAAGATGGAAAGATAGCATGGAGAAAGTGGGCTCCAAGATTACCAAAAACTATTGAGCGTTGGAATGTTGATGAAAATGGGGAATTGGATAGTGTCGTTCAAAGGGTTTACAAAAACGAAAACTATAAAGAGATTTCTATTCCTATAGAAAAACTAATGGTATTTGTTTACCGCAGGGAAGGTGATAACTATTTAGGAACCTCAATTCTTAGACAGGCTTACAAGCATTGGTTCTTTAGAGATAAATATTATAAGATTGACGCTGTTGCACAGGAAAGACTTGGTATTGGTATTCCTGTTATTACCCTGCCAGAAGGTTACACAGATGATGATTACACCGCTGCTGAAAATATGGGCAAAAATTTAAGAGGGCATGAAAAAGCTTATGTTGTAAAGAAGCTAGGCTGGGAAGTTGAGATGCTAGACCTTAAAGCAGGTAGTCTTAAAGATCCCTCTCCAATGCTAGACCACCATACAAGGGAAATATTAAAGTCTGTTCTAGCACAATTTATTGACCTGGGTAGTAAAAGTGTCGGCAGTTATTCTCTTTCAAAAGACCAATCACAAATATTTTTACAAGCACTTGATGCCTCCGCAAAAGCAATCGAGGACGTAATTAACGATGAAATAGAAAAGTTGGTAGATTACAACTGGAATGTAGATAAATATCCCAAATTGACACACGCTGACCTTGGGGTTAAAGACGTTAAAGAACTAGCAGAAGCAATTCAAACTTTGTCAATGGCAGGAATGATTACTCCTGATCCTGAAACAGAAGATTACTTGAGAAAAGCTCTAAAGTTGCCAGATAAGCCAGAAGGCGAGGAGATGGACACAAAGGAAGAAAAAGAACAAAAAGAACAGGAAAGAGTTAAACAACAAATGGATATTGCAAAGCAAAAGGCTAAATCGAACGATAAAAAATTTGACGAACACGAGCAAAAATATAATAGAGATTTAACCAAAGCAGAACGAAGGGTGAAGTTTGATGAAATTAGAGATTATATGGATATGGCTGAAAAAAATCTCACATCAAGAATGACATCAATTCTTACGAGAGAGAAGAATACACTTTTACCCCTATTTGAGGAGGCAATTAAGAGAAAAGATTATGCAGACCTTCATAGATTAAGCTGGAAATTAAAGAGCATATACGCTCAAATGTTCCAAGAAGAAATTAAGAAAATATTTGAGTTTGGAAAATTAAAGTCTAGTTATGAGATTAAGCAACCTGCTCCTGCAACAGACACAGAAATAACTAAACAAATTGCAGAAAGAGCTTACTACCTTGCTAATTATCACGAAAAACAGATGATGGAAGAATTAAAGGGCATAGCAGCTGTTGCTATGATGGATCCATCAGTTAGTGATGATGAGGCTATTGCTAGGGTAGAAGCTGGTTTTGATAAGTTTTCAAATAAAAATGTTCCAGCTACTTCTTCTTTAGTAACTTCTGATGAAATAAATAACGGTAGAATATACACCTTTCAGAGCTACCAAGATGAGATTTACGGATATCAATGGTCTGCAATTTTAGACACTCATACGTGCAACTACTGCACAAGTATGGACGGAAAGATTATAGGAACAGAGGATAAGGCGTTTCACGAGTACAAGCCCGGAGCGGTACATTTCGGTTGTCGGTGTATTTGGGTAGCAATATTAAAGGAAGAAAAAAGCCCACCGCCATTTACTGGAATACCTGACCAATTAAGACCGCAAACTCAGGTTGCACCTTGGGAGTTTAAGGACATAAGTTATCCGCTGGCAGGGTCGGGTAAGCGTAAAATGCCCTATGGTATAGGAGTCTATAGGGAAGGAGGTAAAAAGAATGCCAAGCGGTAAATATAGCATAAACGAGGTTGGTGAAAACGTTGCGGTTATTGCCAATGAGATGAAGAACCTTTCAAAAAATTTTGAAGATTTTAAATGCGATCAGAAAAAATTGGGAGAAGATTTGAAAATTAAGGTAAATAACAACGAAAACGAAATTGTATCATTAAAGACAAAGACTGGTAATTTAGCAATTTTTCAGTCTGTGTTTTCAATAATTATTGGTGCGATAGCAACCTATCTTGGTGCAAATAAGAAATAAAGATATGGACTTAATAGATGTGATTGCAGATTATGCAAGACTTGTTAGCTACTCTTTAATTGCCTTGGCTTCTTTGCAAGGAATATATAAGAGGAAGTTTAATAATGCTCTTTTTTTGGGTGATATTGTTATGGTGGTTGCTCTTTTTCTTGCTGGATTACATACAAACGTGTTACACAAAGAAAGCAGTCTTTTTGCGGATTTATTTCTAACTCCGGCTGCAATCTTTTGGGCTATTGTGCATTTTTTTGCGATGTTGAAAAATGATAGAACTTGACAATAGCATTGTGCTATTATTAAAGTGTAAGAGAGGAGAAATAAAATGGCATTAAAATTTCCTGCGGATTTTGATAAGTGCGTGAGAAAGGGTGGACGAGTAAGAACTATCTCAGTTAAGGACCACCCAGATCAATATATGCACGTTTGTTATTTAAACGGAAAGTCCTACGCTGGTGAGGCAAAAACCAAAAAGGAAGCCTCTGAAGTGTCTGCCTATTTACAAAATCAGGGATATGTTGAAAATAAAGGAGAATTTATTAAGGCTTCTGAAACAACTCTCAAGGTATTATCACCCCAAATTGAACTCACTAAAAAAATCTTTTCTTCTAGAAAACCCAGTTCAGAAATTGAAATCCTGCACGCAGGGGAATGGGAACACCCTCAATACGGTATTATACGTATTACGGACGATGATATTGATAAGTTTATCGCTTCTTTCAACGATAAAGTTCGTAAGGTTGATATTGCAGTTGATCAGGAACATATGCCAGAAAAAGGGGCTGCTGGGTGGTTTAAATCTCTAAAAAAAGTTGTAGAAAATGGAAAAACAAAACTCAAAGCAAGTGTTGAGTGGACAAAACTTGGAACACAACTGATTACTGACGGTATCTTTAAATATTTCAGTCCTGAATTTGATTTTCAATATGAAGACCTTGAGACACACGAAATGTTTGATAATGTTTTGCTCGGAGGTGCTTTAACCAACCGACCATACTTCAAGAGCCTAGCACCTGTGGCTCTTTCCGAAAATATGTATGCTGGTTTTACCAGTAAATTCAAAGAGAAAGGAGGTGAAGATACAATGACCAAAGAGGAACTTAAAGCAAAATTAGTTGAAGATCCCGAGTTCGCATTGGCTGATGACGCAAGCGAGGAAGAAAAAAAGGCTTTTGAAGAAGCGAAAGCGGAAATAGCTAAGGAAGCTGAGAATGAAGACGATGCTGGAGATGAAGATGAAGACGAAGAAGGAGGCGATGAGGAAGAAGATGAGGAAGATGAATCAGTAAAAGGTAGTGAGAAATTTATCTCTAAGGCTGACCACGTTAAAGAAATGAATGAACTTAAATCAAGGCTTGGCGTTGCTGAGAAAAAACTTAGATTTAAGGAAGTTCAGGAACAGGTGGACAGTTTCGTGTTCTCTGAAAGCAATCCTGATGGCGTTATCTTGCCTAAAAACAAGGAAGCTGCCGTTAAGGTTTTGATGGCTTCCAACGAAAAAGTGGCTAAGTTGTTCTCTGAATTTTTGGCTAGCTTGCCAAAGGTTTCTGCCAAACTCTTTAAAGAGGAGGGTGGAGATGAAGGGCAGGCAAATGATAATCAGTCAAAAATAGATGCTGAGGTTGAGAAAGTGATGAAAGCAAACAGTATGAGATACAGCGAAGCTCTGAAAGTTGTTACCAGAGAAAAGCCCGAGCTTTTTAAATAATTCGGGATTAGGAAATTCACGGAAACAAATGTTATAACTCTTTTTAGGAAGGGAGGTGAGTAAGGAAAATGGCACAAGCATCAAATCAGTTAGTCAAATCGATGTTGGCTGGTCAATCTTTTTCCAGCAAGCAGTATTTTGCTGTTACGATGACATCGACTGACAATACCGTTGTAGTGGCTGGAGCTGCTGCTGCTGAAGGGACACACGTTATTGGAGTAATTCAAAACGAACCTGGAAGCGGTGAGGCTGCTTCTGTTGCGATAGGTGGAACTTCTAAACTGTCAATGGCTGCTGCTTGCGATCAGGGTGAGAAAATCATGTCTGATGGCAACGGTGAGGGAACTCCCGCAGATGCAGATCAAAAGTCTGTAATCGGGATTGCTCTTGAAGCCTCTGACGGTGACGGTAGTATCATTGAGGTTCTACTTACTCCGGGCGGACACGCTCAGGCGAACGAGTCTAACTAAAAAGAGTTAGTTGCTCCACGCTATCTTAGGAGCGTAAAATCAGGATAGCTATTAAAATTAAATGTTGAAAGGAGGTGAAAAATATGAAATACGGAGAAGCTATTAAAGCTCATCAAAAGTCTTTGGAAATGCGAGAACTTGCACACTTAAAGTTTGCAAATCCGACTGAAAAAGACGTTCATCAAGACGCAGTTTTATCTGGTGTTTCTGTTAGATACACCAATGACGAATTTATTGCTGATCAGGTTATGCCTGTTGTTCCTGTTAAAAAGGAATCAGACAAGTATTATACCTACACTCGTGCTTGGAAGCTTCCTCAGTCCAAAAGGGCTGCTGGTGCTGAAGCAAACGAGGTTGAGTGGAATGTGAGTACAGATACTTATCAATGTGAGGAATATGCGTTGAAAGACCTAGTTCCTGACAGGGTGAGAGACAATGCTGACAATCCTCTTGATATGGATATTGATACAACTGAAAACCTGACGGAGTTAATTCAATTAGGGCGAGAGAAAAGAGTGGCAGACGTAGTATTTGCTTCTGGCACTTATGGTACTCAGACCTCTGCTTTAGCTGGAGCTAATCGTTGGGACGACTACGCAGGTAGTGATCCTGTTAACGATGTTTTGACAGCGAAAGCGACTGTTCACGCTGCTTCTGGTAAAATGCCGAACGTGATGGTTGTTGGTTATCAAGTCCACCTTAAACTTCTTAACCACCCTGACATTTTGGAGAAAATTAAATACACTCAAAAGGG